AAATCATCATCATGTTCAAGGAAGTCTCCATCTCTAACCATTCCCAATAATCCCCCGTAGCATAAAATAGCCCTTACGCCATGTTGCTCAAATACTTTCACGACTAACTCTAAGTCTGAAATCCTATCTGGATATTTTGATTTCTTAGTAAAGAATGCCATTTTGATTTTGTCTTGCAAAAATTGTTAAATCTTTCATATCAGTAGGGTTACCGGAACCCTTTTGGTCGTGTCCAGGTAAATCCCTTGAAAGCGTGAAGTGCTTTTCGATTATCTTAGCACCTCGTTTAATAGCCTCTCTTGGCCAATAAGTTCCAATTGTATGGTCTGAGAATCCCATATACTTCTCTCCTTCACCAAACTTGACTGGAAAATTTTCAGCTTTCATATAGGTTGGATATTCAGCTATACAAAATAAATAATCACAATTCTTTATTGCTGGAATACCACGCTCGTCTAACTTACCAAGTGAGGCAATAATTGGTTTACCCGTTGCTTCCATAGCCTTAATGAGTTCTGTGTCATAGATACTTCGTGAGGCAACCTTATGGCGTTTGACCCCTAATTCCTCAAGCCATTGAAGATGTTCTAAATCAAAAGCAGAAGCCATAAATTCAATGCCAACCTTATCACAATATTCTTTTAGTTCCCTAAATTCTTCCTTGGTATGTTCTGATAGGAGTAATTCAAAATAACGAGATTCCCATGGTTGTTTAATCTTGTTTGTATTGTATGCTTGGAATTTTGCGATATCAGCTCCACACCTTTTTGCCTCATCAATTAGGAGTTTAGCGTGTCGCATATAACCCATGTGGTTATGGCCAATTTCAAAACACATGAGGACTTTATTTTTTTCTTTTTCTTCTGGTGTCATTTTTATCATTATACATGAGAGCACTTTGGTAATCTGCAAGAGTGTGAATATCGGTTGATAGGTCTTGAATAAGGGCTTCTGGTTTCGGTTTATATGGGTTTTTATATTTCTTCAATCTTTCTTTGGTTAATGCCCAAACACTTCCATAGATATTTAAATCCTTATCACAAGTCATTACTTCTTGGTAATTATTCTCCATTAGGCTCTTGACAATTTCAATAGTAGCGGGTTTAATGGTTGGACTATTGGCCTGGACTGCGATTATACCATCACATTTTCTCATCTTTTCAAGGGCGTGTTTGTAAACTGGAATATTGGGGATATCTCCACAGAGTTTTGGACTTCTGAATATTATCTCTGCTTTATATCTTCTGGCGATTATTGCTATCTTGGGAGAATCAGTGGAAACATAAACTTTATCAAATATCTTTAAGCACTTTTTTAGATTTACCACGAACATTGGCACCCCGTGGAAGTCTAGGAGATTTTTTCCCGGCAATCTTTTGCTGTCCCCCTTTACTAACATCAGCCCGTAAAATTTTCCCATCGGCTTCGATTTTTTTAATTTGGTCATATACAATATCAAATGGAAGTTGTAAATCCGCGCATAATTCAAGTAGGGATTTTTTGCCATCCATCATGTAAAAGAAATAATCATAGTTAAGATTTACTTGCTTGCTGACAGTCTGCATTCCATATTTACTCCGCATAAGTGGCCCCTTGAAGTTTTTAATTGGAATGAAATCTTTCTCATATAGTTCGACCACCTTTATGATTAAATCAGCAACCTCGGTAATTTTTTCATAATTGATTTTATCTGGCGTATCTGCCGAAGTATGATATTCCTTATAGGGAAATGTAGAGAATAGGAGTCCCGGAATTCCTATTAGGGGATCATTGAATACGGTTTCATCTGAACCTATCGTTGAGCGAAATGGAGCCTTACGATAAGTTTTACCAGACATCTGTAGTGTTGATTGAACTATATAATTTATCCTATCTCTCGGATTCCATGTCTTAAAGGATAAGACTGAATTGTCATTTCCACAAATATCAACTGCTACCATAAAATCAACTTTAGATAAATCTTGCGTAAGGGCATAGGCGATGGAACCAATAGTCTCTGGACAAAATACTATTTTTATGGTATGCTCACATTCGATTTTATCCAAGACTTCCAGAATGCAAGTTACCCCAGAAAGATTATCATTTGCCTGATATGGGTGATCCAGATGGGCAAAGAGTAGTATTTCACGGTCAGTCTTTCCGGGCTTCTCTAAAACCCCCAGTTTCATTACCCCATTTTTGAACTCGCTATCAATAAAGACCTCGTAGTCGCCCTCTGGGAGTTCTTTCTTTTGATTCTCAGACATACAGAAGCCCCATCTTTTTTCATAGAAAGAGGTTCGATATGGAATCGTATCTGGATCATTATCCCCAAAATCTGTTCCTGAATAAATATTTTTAATGATTTCTTCCTTAGAAAGAGTTCCTTTAAATGGTGTTGAGTAGATTAAGACAGAAAGGGGTTCTTTTTCATAATCCAATATCTTTTCTCCATTATATTTTATCCATGCTTCTTTGATTATCCATTCCTCTGGAACCGTCCATGTATCAAATTCAGTCCCCGTTGGAAATTCTAATACCTTCATTTCCTTGGTTGCATATATTGGCGGTATCTCTCTTTTAAGCCAAAAAAGATTTTTCAAGTATTCCAACCTCTTGTCATATCCTTCCCCCAAAAGATAGGCATTTATCGGGTATAAATCTTCAATTATTTCTTTTGAAGTTTTCATTATATTTTAGTTATTACTATTTGGCGACCCTCTATACCTAGTTCGGTTGGATGTATCTTATCTTTCAAAAAATCATCAACAGCAACCTTAACGCCCTTATGGGCTGGATAATCGTGGACAATTATCTTTCCACCGAGCGAAACCATTGGGTAAATATATTCCAAGCACTCCTTAGTTGATTCATAAATATCAACATCGATATGAGCAAGAGCTATCTTCTTATCTTTGAGTATACCACCTGATTCTGGAAATACACCCTTAATGATATAAACATTCTTTTCATCTTTTAATAAACTTTTTACAAATGATTCACCCGCATCACAATGACCAACTGTGTAATATTTAGGGTCATAATCAAAATTTAATTTATTTGGTAAACCTTCAAAGGTATCAAAAAGATATACTTCTTTTTCTTTATTTTCTTCCCTTATGATGGCTGCGGTGGCACCCTGATAAACACCAACCTCAACAATCACACCCTCGATATTGGGAATTTCTTGGAGAGTTTTCCTAAATAGTTTTATTTCCCCTGGGGTCTGATAAATTTCTACATCTTTATATCTCATGTTTTTCAAATTCTTTTAATAATAATGGAATAACTTTTTGATTGAGATGAATACTGTCTTCTTCCCTTATTACATAGTAACTCATATCAGTTTTTAGATTGTGCATAAGTTCTTCTAATATTGATATGTATAATATTCCCACCCTATCTGCCCTCTTTTTACATTCATTTGTAAATTCCAAAGTTACTTGATTTCTTTCTTCCTCTGTTCCTTCACAATTTTTATCCATTGAACTACTAGCTGGTGGTAGATATAAAATAATGTTATTTGTCATTCGTGCCATATCTATAAATTTGAAATAGTTATCAACTGTTTCTTTTATGTTCAATTTCTGACTTAGATACATCCGGCAATCTATCTCCCCAAATGATAACATGGCGGTCGTATTGGGGGGAGTAATGGCATAAAAATCATCTATAATTTTATTCTTGATTAAATTATGAGCTGTTCGTGGCCCGATTCTACAAACCGTAAACTGATGACCATTTATTGTCAGGGGGCTATCTATATATTTTGCTCCCTCCCCAAGTAAGTCATTAGTTCCCCTAAATACCCCAACATGGGAATCACCAAATACATATATCATTTCTTTAATATTCTCAATATGCCAGTTTCATTAAATAAATTATCTTGTTCATATACCTGAGTATATCCAAATTGTTCAAATATATTTTTATAATTTCTACCCCACAGGGTCTGTTTATATCCATTATTGGCATCATACTTACCCTCAAATAAGAAGAGATATTTTTTCGCCATTCTCGCTATCTTTTCAAAGACCCATTCATTCTCTCTGGGGATAAGAAATAGAGTTGACATGGTATAGATAATATCGTATTGTTTTTCTGGCACATCTTCTATAGCAGTTCCATTTTTCTTATCTATTCCATCAATATTGAGGAATCCATTTTCCTTTAATTTGTTAATATTTCGATTATCACCACTGCCTATTTCCAGAATAGTATCATTTGGTAATACCCAATCTTTAAATACATCTACTAATAATCTCGAACGTTCATCTGGGGTATCTATAACTCTATATATTTTTTTTAATAAGTTCATGGGTATTTAATCCTAATCCCCCCTCTTCAATTACAATCTGCTTCCGTTCTTCTTTTAATTCATCGGGGTTGGCTAGTTGTTGACCAATAGTTTTTCTCAAATTCCCGAGTGATGTTCTTTTTGAAGCCCTTGATATTACCCTGCGATAAGTCTCATATCTTGGGTCTCCACCAAATGATTTCGGTTCCCATTCCTCCATGATGACCACTGGTATATCCATAGCCTGAGCTATAAGTTCGAAAGTAGATTCAGAAATCCCAACAACCAAATCAGCAGTAGAAAGAACATCGGCACAAATGTCAAGGTGATTAGCATCATCTCTTCGGGATGCAACGGGGTTGTCAAACTCTTCTGGATTATGGCTTTCAATAATTTTAGTAATGACATTGCAGTTTTTTAATTTCCTTAATTCGTTTCTAACTTTAATATTTTCTTCTACGGGTCTATCCCAATGTTCTGGGCAAAATACTATATTTATTCCCCCATGTTCTTTTCTGGGTTTGAGATATTTGAACACAGTAGCTCCGACAACTTTAATTTTCTTCGGGTCTTGCCCAGCTTCAATGAGAGCTTCCTTATCAGACTCACCCCATACCATGAGTATATCAGCTTTTATTTTTTCATTAAATGGGGAAAAGTATTTAGAAGTTCCCCTTCTTCCATGTTGATAGACTAAATTTTTTTTACCCCTCGATTTGGCAAGATTTATGATCCCTCTTTCTATTGGATTGACATCATTCCAAAGGATCACCGTTTTTGCTTTATCAAAATCTTCAGTAGTTCCTAAATCTTTTAATACTGAATTATGATCCAGGGTATAAATCATTAAGATTGATTTAGAACTTTTAATCCCTTTATACCTTCACCCTGTAAAGCTAGTTCCCAGGGAAGACCAATGGCATCAAGGCTTCTATTTTTGTGAACCCAATCTTGCTGTTTTTTTCCGAGTTTCTCTCTGAATTCCTTATCCACAATGAGTTTCTCAAGTTTCTTATACCAATCTTTGTAAGTATTCTTGGTTAAATATCCTACTTCTTTTGAATACGGGAGAACATCGGACGCCAATACAGCCGTCCCCACCGAAGCATATTCATAATATTTAACACAGGATTTTCCAGCATTAAATGTGGTATCTTCAAGTGGGGCAATGCCAATATCAAAATCACACCTCGAAAGAACTGATGGATGTAATTCTGGCGGCATGAATGGAACGTGCATTGTCTTTAAATCCTTGAGTTGTTCTGCGAATTTAATGGCCGAACGATAATATTCATTTTTCTCTGGTGCAAAATTTCCAGCTAAAGTTCTTTGATAGAAATACATAGCAGCCTCAAGGGGTTCGCCCGTAAGTCCATAAATAGCAAACAGGAAATCATATTTCTTTGCTAGATCATTTACTACTTGTCCAATGAGATGTAAGTCTCCCCAATGAGAAGCGGCCCCCATATATCCAATTACAAGTTCTTGATGAATATGCGGTCTTTCAATATAACTAGCTAAGTCTACACCATTCGGACAAAGATGGATTTTCTTCTTAAAATATTTTTTGAATTTCTTTGCTAAAACCTCTGATGGCGTAATAACAATATCAGCTTCCTTTATTTGACTCTCGTATTGATCTTTTAGGGCATTTGACACAAGTACACTGGGATTATTTTTTGCCACTTGCCAAAAATCATCATCCATGTCGTAAATAACCCTTACCCCTTGGGCTTTAAATTCCTTCATCCACTTGACTGGGTTATATTGAGTTGGATAAGTTCTGCCGAATACTACAACATCTGGCCATTCGAGCAATTCTTTTGGAATCTCTGAACCTATTGACATCTGCCTAACAGCGTGTCCTCTTAATTTAAGAGCTTGGGTGGGGAGATTTATTCTATGAAACCAAATTCCATGAATATATGCATCCGGGCGATCCGCTACAAATAAAACTTTCACGGCTATATTTTCCTTAGAAAAGTTAATAATTTATCTTTCGACTTTATTTCATTTTGGAGTTGAATAAGTTGCTTTCTTTGAACACCAATAAATTCAGGAGGGCCACCACCTAAAATGGTTTCAGTTACGAATTCTTCCATTAATTTATCTACTTCTTTTAGGTATAGATACCTATTTTTTAATCGCCAGATAGCGAGTAATCTGTTGAATTTATTTAACATATATTTTATTATTAACTTATAAGATAGTTGCTTCCTCAATTGTGCTCCAGATCGTATACCTCATCGAGGTTTGGATGCGATAGGAGCACAAACAACTTACCTATTAGCCAGTGAAGGCTGTCGGCATAGAAAGGTTAATACCTCTCTCTTTGTTCTTCGTTGTAACAGTTGAACCGTATACAGTCCAGAAGATGAAGTTTGAACCTAACATATCGTCTTTAGGCTTGATCTCCAAACCTGGAGATTTCTGCATAGCGACGCTGATGGTACCTTTTCTTCCGAAGTAAGAAGCACGTCCAACGGTTGTACCGGATGCGCCAGCACCAGATAGACCGCCAATAATGCCGTTACCCGCTGCTGGGGCGATGGCTGAAAGGTTTCCTGATGGAAGGTTGTTGGAAATATAGACTTGGAAGCCCATGAAATCTCCAGCGTAACCATTCCTTAAGGTTGAATCTGCTACATTGAAACCGACCGTTGCGGCCTTTTTTTCAACTTGAGATGCAATCTTCGGGGAAACAATGCAACACCAATCTCCTAATTCTTCAACATTGTGATCGCGGAGGAACTTTCGAGCTCCCGCGAAGACATTGATGATGTTTGCTGAACCGGCTGAAACTGGAGCACCATTGGTGGAACCAGTACCGATATCAAGGTCGTCTGCTGGCATAAAGCCATCAGCTCCTGTGATATTTTTCAGAACATCAGTGTCAATCCTATTTTTCAGACGGAAAGCCGCTTCTGTGGCAAGTTCCCTTGCAGCGTCAATATTAGTCTGAATTTTGTGAACATCGTCCACATAGAAAGGAGCAACAATGTAAGAAGAAATAACGAGTGTGTCATATGCCCAGTCTTGAGCTACGGCAGAAATAGTAGTCCCAGCGGTATAAGTTGTGGCAGAAAGATTTCCGAAACGTGGAATGTGGATGGTATCAGAATTACTGTAATCACCCAATTTCATGTCCGCAATTTCTAATGCAACCAAAGACTTATACAAAGGAACCTGCACCATTTTTGACCATAATTCAGGAACTATAGCAGATACATCGTTTGTAATTACTTGTGTCATTTAATTTATCCGATATTTTTTCTGTTTGGATTTGGCCTGGGACTTTTATAAAGTCCGGCTTCTTCCAACATCTTCTCCGCACTGGAGAGATCAGCTGAACGTAGTTTATCCATGAAGGATTTAGGTTTTTCCATTTCAGATTGTTTACCGGATGGCGTTAATGATTTTTCTTTTTCGACCTTTTCTCTTTTGGCTTTAAAGGCCAACTGGATATATTCATTTTCAAGAGCTTTAGTTATTTCACCTGGCTCCTTAGACTTCGCATATTCAGTCGCAAAATCAATTTCCTCATCCGAATAGTCTTGTAGCTTCTTCCCCAATTTAATGAAGTCGAGAGCATCTACTGGTGATTTATCCTGTTTAACCG